TTTGCCAGGATCTGGATTTCTCCGTCGCTGAGGCGCAAACCTCCCGTCCACTCCCAGACATTGCCGACCAAATCGCAAATCCCGGCGGCCTCGCCGTTGTGCCGCCAGCTCGCCGGCCCGCTGCCGGTCAGCGTCCTGGCAGTTCCGGCGGCCGTGCCCGGGGCCGCGCCGTCTTGTCGCCGGCCGACCTCATACGTCAGGCTGTAATCCCGGCCGTAGTCTGTGTTGCCGTGCACCGCATCGGGCCCCAGCGCGCCGTGGGACCACAGCGCCACGCCGGCCCATTCCGCATTGGTCATCAAGTGCCAGCCGGCGCCTTTGGCCCGGCAGCGGGCAAGGGCCGTGTCAAAATCGATGCTGGCCGCCGGATCGACTCCGGGCAGACTGCACGCCCTGCCGCCCAGCACCGTGGCCTGATACTGGCCGATGAAAATTTCAGATTTCTCGACACCGCGGACGATAAACATCGGATGCACCCCGGTCCCGGCGCCGGCGGTCACATCCTCGATGTTAAACTTGGGCACGACGCACATGTAGCTCGGGTATCCCATGTCGTCGTACAGCACGGTCACCCGGCCGCCGGTGGCGGCTTCGACGGACGTTCGCAAACTGTCGGGCGTAAAAATCAGCATAGCATTCTCCTCTCCGGCGGATCAGGCATCCGCTGCTGCGGGTTGATGCGGCCACGGCCACAAGCGCAAGCGCACCTCGTCGGGGTTCAGCGCCACGGCATGCCGGACGGCGTCGTCCCCCTCTCCGGACACCACATAGCGCCGCGGCGGTATGGCCAGCGACGCGGCCAGCACCCCGCCGAGGCGGATATCCACCACTTCCTGCGCGTCGGATTGCTTGGCGGCGCAGTCCACCGTCTGGCCGGCCACCGTCACCGTGGTCCCGGCCACCGAAAAATCGGCAACCGGTCCGTTGCTCATCATCTCGATTCTCATCGCCTTCCTCCTCGTTTATTTAGTAGGCCATGCGGTGCACGCTCCAGCGCACCGTCACGGCGTCGGCCGATCCGTCCGAATACACCCTGAAAGCATTGGTTGCGCGCTGCGCCGCGGGGGCCGCCAGGCGAGGCGGCTCTCCGCCGGCGTAGTCGAGCACCTCGAGCGCCAGCACATAGTCGTCGTCGCCGAGTTTGCGCGCCAACGTCACGTCCTCGTACGCCGCCCCGGCCTGCACGGCCGGCCAGGCCGGTTCGCGCCGGACTATGGCGGTCAGGGTGCAGTCCGCCAAATAGGGGTCGGTATCGTCGGTGTTGCCGGCCGGCACGGTGACGGCGTACAGCACCAGCGCATCGGCCGGGGCGGGTTCGTCCAGCAGCGTGCAGGATAGATCCATGTTCCGGTTCAGATACACCTGGCACACGCCGGCCGCCGTTCCGGGATTGCCCGGCACCGAAGCCCCGTTGACCTGTCCGGCCACGCCCCACTCGCGGCCGAAGGAGAACGCGACCCCGGCCGCCAGGTTGAGGTTGCGGGTGGCCGTGGAGGATCTGGAGACCTCGCAGCCGCTCTTTACGCCTCGGTTGTACACCACCACCACCCCCTGCTGGTGGCGCGTAAAGCGCTGGCCCTCGATTTCGCGGTGGGCCAGCCCGGCGGCGTCCAGCGCCCAGGCCAGGGCGACCGCCAGGGCGTTCTGCGCCTCTTCGTCGATGCCTTCTGCCAGGGCCTGCAATTCATCCAGGGCGTCGTAGAGATACTTGGTCCGGTTAGCGAGCTGCTTGGCCTGCACGTTGCTGATTCCGTCGGCGCCGCCCACCACCGGGTCCGTGGTTTCGATCTGGTAAATGCCGCTTTCCCATGCGCTCGTTTCGGCCAGATTCGCCATTGTCGAGCCCTCCTTATTTAAAAGGTGATCGTCCAGGATCCCGTCAGGCTGATGTCGCTCTGCTTTTCGATGCCGCCGCGCGTCTTGCGGGCAAACAGCGTGCCGTCGCCGCAGATCAACCCGAATTCCCGGATCGTCATGCCATTGCCCTCTCCGACGCCCAGGCTCCAGTCAAAACGCACCTGGCCGGCGGCCGGGTAGCTCACCGCAGCCACCGCCTTGGTGTAGGCGCCGGTCAGGACCGTGTCGCCGGGGAACGGCCCGGCGCCGTCCGTGCCGAAACCGATGCGGTCAACGGTCTTGCCTGCTCCGCCCCCGCCGATCAGCGCCGCCATCACGCTCTTGCCCGCCGACAGCACCAGATTGCTTCCCGCCCATCGGTCCACCAGGCGCCCGCGGCGCCAAACCGCCACTTCGAGGCGCCCCTCGATCGTCATGCGCTCGTCGAAAAACATGTCTTTCTCCTTTGGATGCGGCCTCGCGAATTCATCACGCCGTCAGCGCCTCCACCCGCGTGGCGCTGTGGCGCAGCCACCCGTCATACACGTGCCGGCGGTCATAGCGCACCCGGCGCACCAGGCTCATGGCCAGCACGTCCAGACCCGCGGCGCCGGCGTCGCCGTAGCGGGCGGCCCCGTCGTGCACGGCCCGCCCGTCGTGGCCCGGTGCAGCCGCCGCGCAGGCGTCCGCCGTCGCCGTCACCGCCGGCCCGAAAACCATCGTGCAGCGCCGGTTGGCGTAACATTCCCCGATATCCGTCCACAGGGTGTAGCGGTGCCATCCGTCGTAGTCCTGTGCGCCGTCATGGCGCCATGCCCCGTCGTAGCCCACCGGCTCGTGGACTGTCGCCGGGGTGGCCTGATCATGGCAGATGGCCGCGTCGTAACACCGGCCGAACACCGCATCGTCGCCGGCTTCCAGGTCCAGGGCCGTATCGGTGGCGTCCCCGGCGGCCAAAGCGTCGGCCGTCGGGCAGGCGAACGCCACCGCCCGCAGATGGCAGCGGGCCGGCTTGGCCCCGGCCACCAGCCGCAGCAGGGTCTCCCGGCCGGATCGGCTCACGCCTTGGGTCTCGCCCAGCTCCGCGGTCACCTCGAACAGCGCCCAGCGGCCGCCGCCGGCGTAGGTATCGGCGCCGTCGTAAAGCGCCTCGCCGTCATGCCTCAGCCAGGGCAGCCCTTCGACGACCCGCGCGTCGGCGTAGCCGGCGGCCGTCAGGGCTCGCCGCACGGCCCACAGTGTGCCCTTCTTGCGGTGCAGGTCCACGCTGGCGGCGATCGCCTCCCGCTGCACCGCATCGCTCCAGCCGCTGTCCCATTCGTCCACGCTCAGCGCCCAGGCCAGCCAGGGCAGGGAGGCCGACGGGCAGTCGGCAGGAGACCACATTTCCCCCACCGGGACAGGCACGGCGGCCACCCGGGCCACGGCCTCGGCCAGAGCCCGTTCGGCGGCCGTGGCGCTCGGCGGCAGCAGGTGGCTACTCATCTCGGCCCGCCACGGTGACGGTCACGGCGGTGCAGTGCGGCGCTTGATGGCCGTCTATAATCAAATCGGCGGTCGGAGCGGACAACACCACCCGCTGCACGCCCGGCCGGTGCAGCGCCGCATAGAGCCCGCTGAGGGTCACGTCCCGACCCAGGCGGTGCTGTTCGTGCGCGTAGGCCTCGGCCGCGGCCGTCGCCGCCGCGCGAACGGTCTCCGCGTCCGGCCCGTGGTGCAGCCACAGTGCCGCGGTGATGGCATAGGGCACAATTTCGGCGGCCTCCACGGTGACCGTATCGCACAGCGGGCGCACCGTTTCGGCATCCAACGCCGCGGCCACCGCGTCCAACAGGCCGGCTCCCGGCGTGCCGTCACCGTCGGCCGCCAGCACCGTCACGGTCACCTGCCCGCCGGCTTCGCTGCGCACGCCGACGTCCGCCACCCCGGCCGCGGCGCTCATGGCGTGATACCGGTAGGCCCCGGAGCTGCCCGCGCAGGTCCAGCCCTCCGGCGCCATTTGCACGCGGTACCGTAAACTGTCATCGCTCTCGCCGTCCAGGCGCGCCACCGCGTACAGCGCCGCCAGGTGGTCCAGGTCGGCGCCGGCGGCATAGGCCAGCATGACCGAACGGGCCGCGTCGTTGACCCGTTGGCGGATCAGCAGCTCCCGGTAGGCGCACACTTCCAGGATTTTATAGGCCGGGTCGCTCTCCACCAATGCGTCGAAGGTGGCGTCCCGGGCTTGCAGGTCGGCCAGCATGGCGGCCAGAATCGTCTCGAAATCGAGGGCCTCGACCACCGCCGGGCTCTCCAGGCGGGTCATGTCGATGAGCGTGGTCATATCACGATTCCCTCAAGGGTCACGCCGCGGCCGTCCACCAGCCGGCGGGCCGTCAGGGTCAGGCTCACATGGCCGTTTCCGGCCTCCTCGGCCTGCACCCGGGTCACCCGGATGCGCGGCTCCCACTTGGTCAGGGCGTCCACGGTGGCCGCATAGATCTGCACCAGCAGGGCGGGCGTCAGCGGGGCGTCCACCAGGCGGTAGAGCATGCTGCCGTATTCCCGGCGCATCACCCGACTGCCCACCGGGGTGGTGAGGATGTCGACGATGCTCTGGCGCAGGTGCGCCTCGCCGGAAAGCGGTTTGCCGGTGGCGGCGTCGATGCCGATCATGCCGTCGTCTCCGCCTCGATGTCGCAAACATACCCGCCGCGGTCGATGCGATGGGCCACGCGGGTAACGGTCCAGTCGCCGTCCACGCCGCTGCGAATCCCGCCGACGGCGATGCGCCCTTCGGCCGCCAGCCGGGTGTCGCCCGGGCAGGTCAGCCGCAAGGTGGCGACGCCCCGGGCAAAGGCCGCCAGCTTGGCGCGGGCCGCACTGTCGGCGGCGTCCCGGTCCGGGTAGCGGCGGCCGATGGTGTAGACCGGCTCGCCGTCGCCGACGGTGATCGGCACTTCCTGCGCCGCCTCGGGGTCCCAGTAGCGGGCGGTCACGGCCGGGTATTTGCCCCTCTCGGCGATGGTCGCCTCGTAGGTGGACCGGTCGTCCAGCCGGCCGATCACCACGGCCGGAAGCGCTTGGCCCGTCAGGCTCTGGGCCTCGCCGGCGGGCACGAACAGCAGGGTCTTGCCGGCCGGCTTGGCCACGGCGCCGCGTTCGCGCGCCAGGCGCGTCAGAAAATGCAAGTCGCTCTCGTCGGCCTGGTCGAGGTGGGCGACCGCCTCGGCCGCCAAAGCAGCCGCGCATCCGGCCGCGTAGCCGTGCTCGGCGGCGATGGCCGCCACGATGGCGCCGATGCTGGTCGCGTCCCAACTCCGGGTCCGCGGGCGTTTCAGCCCCTGCCTCAGGTCGGCGGCCCGGGCGCGGATGGCGATTTGCGCCGGCGGCCCGCCGAGCACCATCTCGTCCACCACGAAGACGCCCATCCGCGCCAGCCCGGTCTCCCGGTAGCCCATGTCGATCGCCAGCTCGGCGCCGGTGCGGGGCAACGCCAGGCGCGCGTCGCGGTCATCCACCACGATTTCGGCCGTGTCGCCGTCCATGCCGGCGGCGTCGCTGACGGCGAGCGCGATCAGTCGGCCGGCAATGGCCGCCGTCACATCGATGCGGTCGGCGAGGACGCGGAATACGGGGTGCATGTCAGCTCCACAGTCTCACGGTTTCGATCTCGCCGGCGTCCGGCAGATCCGGCAGCGCGATGGTCAGCCCGGCGGCGTACACGGGCCCCAGGTCCGCCAGCCCGGGGTTGGCCGCGAGCACGGCTTCCACGGCGCCGGCGCTGCGGCCGTAATGGCGCCAGCAGATCCAATCGAGCATATCTCCGTCGCGGGTCACATAGGCGGCCACGGCTGCACGTCCTCTCCGTAGCAGGCCAGGCCCAGTCTGAAATCCATGCGGCGCGGGAGGCCGTCGGCATCGAAGACCTCGTCCGTCTCTTCCACCCGCTCGATGCACCATTGCCCCAGGTTGCGGCCGATGCCGTCCACCAGGGTCAGCGGCTCACCCCGGCCGGCCACCTCGCGCATGCGCTCGATCTGACCGGTGCCGCCGAGGTAATGCGGGTAAACAGTGCCGTCCAGCGTGATGGTCTCGTCCCCCGGGCCGACGTACTGGCGCGCCGGCCGCCGGCCGATGCGTTCCTGGGCCGGCCAGCGGTAGGCGCTGCTGCGGCGCAGGCTCTGGTAGGCGGCCGTGCCGACGGAAAACATATACTCGGTGCCGAGCATCATCATCGTCTCAGTCATACAGCGCTCCGCGCGATCGCGCCGCGGCCTCGGCCTCACGGCGGCGCAGCTGCCGGTCCACCTCGGCGGCGATCTGTTCCGGGCTCTGGCCGGGCGCCGCATAAATCGTGATCGGCGCGTTGACCCGGGCGTCGATCCTGGCGGCGCCGGCGCCGGCAGGCAGCAGCGGCGTCTCGAACGCGCCGAGAGGAGCCGGCCCGGTTTGCTCGTCGCCACGCTCGGAAAAAACAGGCACCCGCACCGGTTCCATCCGCGGGCGGATGCGCGCCACGGCCTCGGCGTCCGGGATCCGCACCGGCGACACCTCCGGCACGATGACCGCCCGCCCCGTCGTCTCGGGCACCCGCACCGGTTCCATCCGCGGGCGGATGCGCGCCACGGCCTCGGCGTCCGGGATCCGCACCGGCGACACCTCCGGCACGATGACCGCCCGCCCCGTCGTCTCGGGCACCCGCACCGGTTCCATCCGCGGGCGGATGCGCGCCACGGCCTCGGCGTCCGGGATCCGCACCGCGGGCACCTCCGGCTCGATGACCGCCCGCCCCGTCGTCTCGGGCAGCCGCACCGGTTCCACCCGCGGCCGGATGCGCGCCACGGCCTCGGCGTCCGGAATCCGCACCGCGGGCACCTCCGGCTCGATGACCGCCCGCCCCGTCGTCTCGGGCAGCCGCACCGGTTCCACCCGCGGCCGGATATGCGCCACGGCCCCGGCGTCCGGGATCCGCACCGCGGGCACCTCCGGCTCGATGACCGCCCGCCCCGTCGTCTCGGGCAGCCGCACCGGTTCCACCCGCGGCCGGATATGCGCCACGGCCCCGGCGTCCGGGATCCGCACCGCGGGCACCTCCGGCTCGATGACCGCCCGCCCCGTCGTCTCGGGCACCCGCACCGGTTCCACCCGCGGCCGGATATGCGCCACGGCCCCGGCGTC